CGTCGTTGGCTGGCGTCGTGAAAACGCCATCCTGCCAAAACACGGGCGTCGTAGTGGCCGGAGCCGCCTGAGAGAAGGCGTAGCGAATGGGACGCGCGGAGGTCCACGCGACACCACTGTTCCACCACGAGAACCCGCCTCCGTTGTTGGCACGGATGAAGGCAGGGCGAGTCCCCGCTGAGTTGGCGTAGAGCATGAGGGGGGTGCCCTCAAGAGATGCCCCGGAGCCGCCATGAACGCCGAAGATCGCCACGGTGGCGGTGCCGTTAAACGTGCCGCTAAATAGGCCCGAGACATCCCCTGTGAGGTTCAGGGTCGGGCTGTATCCGAAGTCAAATCGGGTGCCCTGCGTGGCCTTTACGTCAAGGCCCACCCCGTCGATGAATGCTATGTTGCGTGTCGTAGTGGGGTCGGTAGCCACCCCAGGCCGACCGGAAACAAGGTCAACGGGGACCTGATGGTTGCCGATGACGTATGCGACCAGCCCTTGCGCCAGGGGGTGGCCCCAGTTAATCCCGGCCGGATAGCTCGGCTGGTAGATCGTGAACGGTTTGAGCCACATCAGACGACCGTTTCATGGACGCCGATCCACCTGATCGCGGACACGCTCGCCACCATGCCGGAATGGTTGATTGCGGCGATGCCCCAACGAACCGGCAGGATGCCACCAAAGGCCTGCGCCACGGAGAACGGGCCGGCGTTGATGGCCTTGTTCTGCGTCGGGTAGGGAATGACGCCGATGCGCGGCATGGGGATGGCATTGGCGGTCACGTCAGGGAAGGTGAGTGTCCCTTCGCTCCCGTCCGGCGTTCCGTCGCCCGTGCTGGTGTAGGCGGTCGTGCCATCGATCAGGCCGAAGGCGTAGAGGAAAATTGCCTTGCTGTTGGCCGGCGCGGTGTTCACCGCCGCCAGCTCCACCGTCACAAGCGCGTCAAGATATTTGTTGCCGCTGTTGTCCACATAGGCGGATTTCCACCCCGCCGTGGCGGATGTGGCGAACGCGGTCATGCTGGTGTACGCCGACAGCGTGAACGCGGTGGCGGTGCCGAAGGCGAGTTTGATGTCGGCCATGGCTATGCCCCTCGCGCTTTGGCGATGTCCGCCCAGTCAAGCTCGCGATGACTGAACCGCTGCCAGCGCGGCGCGGTGCCGATCGCCATGGCCATGATCGCGGCCAGATCATCATCAGAGAGCAGGCTGGCGCCCTGCGGCCCGAGTGCGCCAAGCATCTGCTGAACGTCAGTGGCGATGTCCGGCTTCGACATCTCGATAACGCTGAGCCGTGGCGACTGGATCATGTTCACCAGTTCGAAGGCGACGGCCTGGATCTCCGGTGGGGTCTGGCCAGGCGAGGCTAGAAACCGGGTCAGCGCGAAGACCAGGCCCTTGCGTCGAAGATAGCCTTCTAACAGTGCGATCGGCACATCGACCGCGACCGGGTCCTGAGCCGCGTTGATCGCGTCTGCGATCTCGCCATCACTCTTGCCGGCGTACTCGGCCTTCACGATCTCCTCGGCGAGGGATTTGGTTCCGGACACATCTACCTCCTGGTCGCCATGTCTTGTCGCTGGCGGATCAGGCCGGGCTAAAGATGAAGTTGGTGGTCTGTGCCACCACCAGCTGGCCCGCGGCGAAGGTGAGGCTGTCGCCGTTGTTCACCGTGTAGCTGGCCGGGACCTGCTGCCAGGTCAGGGCGAAGGTGGCACCGGATCCCGCGCCGCCGGTGACGCTGACCGGATTGGTCGGCAAGACCGAGTAGGCGCCGACGGTGGTGACGTTCACCCCGGTAATTGCGCCGCTGTTCACCGCAGTGACGGTGAGGATGGCCGCGGTCGCGAACGTGCCGCCGGACAGCGTGAGCGTGTTGCCCACGCCGTATCCCGTTCCGGCCGCAACAATGCCGGCGGCTTGCGCGGTGTAGCTGGCGCCCTGCTGCACCAGTGTGCCGGATCCGATCAGGTTGCCACCGCCATAGGTGGGGCTGTCCCAGATCCCGAACCCGACAATACCGGACACCGTGCCGGTGAACGCGCCGAACGACACCGTGCCGCCGTTGCTGGCGGTGTCGCCAGAGACGGTTAGTCCTGATCCACCCAGGCTCTGGCGGGAATAGCCATTGGCGTTAGCCAGCTCATTGCCGGACGAGACGGAGACGCTGGTGTGCAGCGACGCGGCCCACGCCGTCGGTCGGACCAGTGCCAGCGACCCCACCGCCGTGGTGGTGAAGTAGTACTGCAGCATCCCGGTCCGGGCATTGGGTGCCAGTGCCATGGGTCAGTCTCCTGGTGGGGGATGGTCGATGTCAGAACGAGGTGGCGATGATCTTGCCGTTGCCGCCGGCGCCGGACGTGGTGGTGGATCCCGCGCCACCACCACCGGGCGTAGTACCGGTACCGCCGGGATAGGCGCCGCCGGCGCCCGAACCGGCCCAGAGCGGGGTGGACCCGGCCTGGCCGTTTGCCGCACCACCACCGCCAGCTTGAATCGCAGTCGTGGCTGGCACACTCGCCACGGCCGAGGCGCTGGTCGCGCCCGCTTCGTATTGCAGTAGCTTGGCCGCAGCGGCGAGCACGGTGAGCGCGCCACCCGCCGCGGCGGTGGAGCTGTTGCCCCCGGCGCCGCCAGTGAGGGTGATCCCGGCGCCACCCGCGATGGTGAAGCTGGTCGAGCCGCCCGCCACGCCGTTGCCGTTCGACCCGGTCACGGCGGTGCCTCCCGCGCCAACCGTGGCGGTTTCCGTGGCGCTGAGCGCAGAACCCAGGACCAGCACCGATGCAAACGCCCCGCCCCCGCCGCCACAGGTGTTCGCCGAGATGGACTGACGGTTTCCTGAACCGCCTGGGCTCCACAGTTCCAGCAGCACCAGGCGCGCACCCACTTTCTTGGTCCAGGTTACGGCGCCGGTGCTGGTGAAGGTCTGCACGTCGATCGGCGCGGCGGCGGCGTAGAGGCCATTGGCCTCGTCGAGCGTGCCCATCGTGATCCAGGCCGTGTCAGCCTGGTTGCGGATCTTCAGCAGATTGTTCGCCGTGTCGTGCCAGGGCAGACCGGCGATCGAGGCCAGGCCGGTGCTGGCCGCCGTCGGCGCTGTGGCGCCCTGCAGCATCGGCGCCAGTTTGCTGATCAGCGTGTTGATCGCGGCGGCGAAGGCGGCGGCGGCGAGCGGGCCGGAGGTGGGGACGGTCAGATCGGCCATCAGAGGGAGTCCTCCCAGCCAGCCGCACAGACCCGGTTATTGCTGCTCGTCGCGACGTAGATGTTCGTGCTTTCCAGGGTCATCAGGTGAGTAATGCCGGATGGCCCCTCACCGATCACCATCGGGGGCGGATTGGACGCGCTGTCATAGGCGCCGTAGCTGGCATTTGGCGCGACGGCCCCGTCGTTGTTCGTCGTCGATGTGGCATGCAGCAGCAGATCGATCGCGGCAGCGGTGCTGGGAACGAAGGTCGCGACCGCCTTGGCGGTGTAGGCGCCGGAGGCTGGGTTCCCGGTTGCTCCGCTCTGGATCGCGGGAAGCCCGGTCAGGACCGAGCCGTCCACGACATAGCGCGCGCGCCGATCGACCTGGACAAGCTGGAGCAGCGTGGGCGTGGCGTTCGTGCGGACCCAGCCGACCCTGGCCTTGTAGGTGTAGCCGCCCGGCATCGTCGGCGCCGTCGCGCTGGTGCTGAGCAGGCCGGCCACCGTGGTGCCGTCGTAGATGACCCAGGCCGAATACCACGTGCTCGGCGCCACCGTGCCGGTGTCCAGCCCGTTCGCCCCGGCTGTGGCCGTGCTGATCGTGACAGAGACGTTGCGCACCACGCCGTAGGTATTGCCCGTGGTCTCCACCACTAGCTCGTCCGCCGTCACCACCGCCGCGCCGGTGCGCGTGTCAACTTTGAGGCTCTTCCTGGCGCCCTGCACCGTGGCGATGCCACTCGCCGCAGCGACGAACAGCTTGTTCACCTCGTCGATCGTGCCGATCAGGATCCAGGTCATGTCGGCCTGGTCGCGCATCTTGATCTGGTTGTTCGTCGTGTCGTGCCACCACAGCCCGGCGATGCTGGCCAGCCCGGTGCTGGCCGCCGTCGGAGCGGTGCCGCCCTGGGACATGGTGGCCAGCGCGGCGGCGATGGCGTTGGCCTGGGTCGTGTGGGCCAGGCCGGAGATCGTTCCGGTGAGAGGGTGGGCGAGCGATGCCATGCGTCAGTAGCCCTGCGCCAGGATGTTGACGGTGCGCGCCACGCCGACGCCGCCGTTGAGCACCTGCACCGTGCAGCCGGCCGCGGTGAGGTTGCTGATCACGAGTTGGTCCCCGGCGACGGCGCCGACGATGGTGCCCTGGACATGCGGCACCGTGTCACTGCCCGGCCCGCCGTTGAACGCGGCGGCGGTCATCGATCCGTCGGGGGTGAAGGTGATGGCGTTTCCGCCCGCGTCGACCGCCAGGCGGTTGGTGTGGTCGGACCGGTCCGGCACGTCGACGGCGAAGGTGAAGGCGGTGAGGATGGCCTGGGTCTGCGCGTCGCTGGTCTGCAGTTGCATCCGCGCCTTGAACGCCATCCCAGTCAGCGCGCCACCGGCCTGGAACTTCTGCCAATCGGCGAAGCTCGTGCCGTCCTGGCTCACCGCGACCTCGGGGAAGATCGTGGTGTTCCCCGTGGCGGCAAAGCCCAGCACGTCGGTCTGACCGAGCCAGTCGTTCACGGCCAGCACGTTGGACCCGACCACCTGGCCCTGGCCGGCCCAGGCGATGTTGATGTTGCACGTCGCGACACGGCCGATATCGACGATGTGGCCGGCCGGAACCTCGTAGGTTCCGCTGCCCTGCCCGCCCAGGGCGAACAGATCGGTCGGGGCGAACATATCCGCCTTGGCGAACAGGTCGGCCGCGCCGGTGGTGACGACCGTTGCGCCGCTGATCCCCGCGGTGCCGCCCAGAATGCCGGGCCAGCCCGCCGCCTGTTCGTCGAAGCTGGCGATGACATTCGAGACGACCAGCGCGCCGGCCACCACCACACTGGGCGGTGCCGGGCCGAACAGGGTCAGGGTGGGGGACGGCGTGACGTAGGCGCCGATCCAGTAGGTCCCGTTGCCGGGGATGCGGAATGGCGGATGGGCCACGTCGCCGACGATCTGCCCGCTCTCCCAGGACGCGCCCTGGCGGACCTGGTAGCGGACCGCGCGGAAATCGGTCACTTCGTCCCAGGTCAGGTTGGCGTAGGCCCCGACGAACACCACCGACGCATTGGCCGGGTCGGGCACGTCAGCGGTGAGCGGAGTGCCACCGATCACGTAGGGGTAGGCCACGACCTCGTCGAGGCTCTGCCTGCCGCCGCCGTGCTGGTTGTATGCGAGGAACTTGAAGTGGAGGGTCTGGCCGATCCGATCCGCCGTGATGGCGAAGGGGAACACGTCGCCATCCACGACGCGTACGAAGGCCGAACCAGCCGCATGTGCCGCCGGAGCGGTCTGGAACAGGCCGCGCACCAGGTAAGTCAAGTCGTACTTCTGGCCCGTCACTAGCGTGGCATTCTGATACGCCACATATTCGCCGGTGCCGGCCAGGTAGAGCAGCGTGTTACCCGCTAACGCGTCTGCCTGGGTGCCGGAGAGCATCTGCGCGCCGGGGACTTGGGCCAGGTCAACCTTCAGCGTATTCACGGTGTCGATGGTCTGGCCCGTCGTCGCGGCTGCTACACTGGGCAGAGCGGAGACCAGGGTTCCCATCCTGGTCGAGCCGTCCATCACACCGGCGAAGTTGTACGACGCGTTATCGGTGCTGACCCATACCTCGCAGCCGCCATAGATCAGAGACGCGCCGGACACCGCGATCCAAATCGCCAGTGCGCCTTGAGAAAGTTCGTACGTCGGCTCCCAGATGACGGGCGGGTTGACCTCACCCGGATCCGCGTTGAAGTCAGCGGCAAATCCGACCGAACGTTCCACGTTGTAGAGCGGCGCCCAGCCCGTGCCTGCCAGATAATCCTCGGCGTAGATCGACAGGGTGCGGTCTTGGTTCTCAGTGATTTCCTTGATCCGCACCGGCTGCGCGGCGAGGCCCAGGCGGACATCGGTGAGCAGCACCACGTCCATCGGGTCGAGCAGGATGTATTCCTGGCCGACGGTAAAGTTGTAGGTGCACCGTACTGCTTCCCGGCCCAGGGATAGATGCGCCGACATGATTGCGGCGCTTTCGATGCAGAAGAAGTGCCGCTGCTTCACGTCGGCGCGGCGAAGCCCGTTCACCGCAATGCCGGCGTCGTCCTTCGCGTCCAGCACCTTCGGATTATAGCCGTTTGCCCGGTTCAGAAACTCCACCGGCACGGCATTCTTGCGATCATCCACCGCCTTGCGCGTGACCTGCACCGGATCCCCGCCGCCGGCACTTGATCCACCGTCGGGATTCCCGCCCTGTGGCGCCTTCAAATCCGCATCGGTCAGGCTGTAGCCGGAGAACGCTGGCGGGGTATACGTGGCACCGTTGCCCGTCACGGCGGTGTCGCCATAGGGCACGATGGTCAAGACACCACCGGACAACACCGCCTCGCTGTTTGTGGCGTCGAGCCAGTCGTTCAGGTACTGCCGCGCCTCCTGCTGGTCCATCGCAACGGGTGACATGACCAGGCCCAGCGCGAGGCAGTAGCTGGAGTAGAGCGAGAGCGAGCCTATGTTGGCCGATGGGAACTGCGCGCCGTAGTACTGGTTCGTCAGGAAGTCGACGATGATGTCCTTCGGGTTCGCATCCTTAGACCCCGCGATGGCAGAGTTGATCGTCGCCGTGATTTCCACGGTGAGATTGGGCAACGCGGGCGAGGCGCCGAGTGGCATGTGGTCCGCCGCCATGTAGGCTATGCCGCGATAGGGCAGCGCCTCGGACGGATGCTTCGTGGTGAGCCAACCCCAGGCGTTCTGGCTATAGCTGCCCAGGAAGGTCTCCAGGTCGAAGTCGTTGAACCGGTCCTCGGTCTGATTGTTCCAGAGTCGGTCGAACGAGACCACGGGGCCTTCGCACATGCCGATGACAACGGCGGTGCGGTATTCGACCTGCTGCCCGGCGCCTTTACCACCGCCCTTGCCGCCGCCACCACCGCCACCCTTGCCGCCGGCACTGCCCTTGCCCGACGCGCCGCCGCCGCGGTGTTCGAAGTCGCCGTACCAGATCAGGTTGCCGGACAGGCGGTTCTGGCCCCACAGCACCGGGCGGGCCTTGCCCTCGATCGAGGACTGGATCCGCAGCACCTTCTCCGGCTTGTTCGCCCCGGACTGGCGCGCCGTGCCTCCGCCGAAAAAGAACGCCACGGCTCGCTATTCCCAGATAGAGAAGAACCGCATCGCCAGCTCGCGCAACCGGCCCTGACCGGCCTGCTGCGGCCGAACCATGCGAGCGTCGCTGCTGGCGTGGATGATGTTCGGCATACCCGGATCGTCTACGATGGCGCCGTGCGCATAGCGGGTCCGGTCGGCGCCAAGGCAGAACATGACGACATCGCCCGGACCGACATCTGCTTCCTCGATCTCGCGCGCGTACTCCAGCACAACGCCCAGGTAGCGCTCGGCCCGATTGTTTAGGAACCAGTCCGGGGGATAGTGGTTCACGTCGAACGGTGGCAGGTACCCGACGGCCTGGAACACACCGGCCATCAGCATGGCGCAGTCCACCCCGCCCTGCGGCCCCTTCACCATCTGGCCGTGGTGATACGGCGTGCCGACCCAGCGTCGTGCCTCCGCCACCACCGCGTTGCGGGTGACGCTGTGCCCCTTGACGATGGGCATGTTAGGCGGCCATTTCCGGAGCGGGGATGTATTTTTGCCCGCCATAGTTCGCGCCGTTGCCAAACAGTCCGCAGGTTGTCTCCTGCTTGTCGCAGCCTGGATATGCGGTGAACGTGTCTCCCACTGCGACGGGGAACGAGAACGGGTCCAGCAGGGTCAGCACGGCCGGCGCGCCAGCGGTGTAGGCACGGACAGACCGCTGGAACGTGGCATTCGCTCCGCTCGTCATGACGATGCGGCCCAAGGCATAGGTCCCGGATCCGGCAGGGGCCGAGACATTGCTGCGAATCACGCCCGGTGTGCTGCCCGCTGTGACCGTGCCATTCACCGCGAAGCTGCTGGCGACGAGCTGACAACCCGCGTCGAACAGGGTGCGTGCACACGGGGCCTGATACACGTTGCGCGGGAACGACGCGTCGAGCAGATGGGTCAATGCGTTGATCGTGATTCCCACGTGGCTCCGGCCGATGTCCACATTGGCGACGCGGCCGGTGAAGATGTTGATCACGCCGATCGGTGTGGCCGGGACGGAGAAGGCATTCGCGCCGGTCGGCCAAGCCGCCAGGTAGGCACGATCCACCGCCACGGCCGCGCCATCTAGTGCGCCGCCACGCACCGCCTGGATCCATGGTTGGCCCGCGATCTGGTCCGGCTCCGCCGCCCCTGTTACTGGATGGAACGGACGCGGCGCCACCGTGACGGTCCAGGTGTCCACGTCCAGCCCGATCTTCCAGTGCCCGCGCGGCGAGCCGCCCTCGTCGCTGCCCTGGTCGAACGCCGGCCCGTCATGCACCCAGGTGTTGCCCGAGTACCCGATGTTCAGGTCCGCCGCGGCATAGCGCAGCACGGGTCCGCCGTTGGTCGTGTTGAAGGTGTAGAGGTCAGCGAATACAAAGCTGCGCGTCGCGAGCAGCGCCTTCAGCGCGTCGGCGCTGGTTTCGTAGATCGGCACCTTCATCAGAGCTTCACCGTGGTGAACCGCAGCGCGTCGATCGACCAGCGGTTTGAGAGGAACTGGATCGTCTCCAGCTGGTCCTCGTCGAACTGGCACAGCCAATTGAACGATCCGGTCCAGGTCAGCGCGGCGCCGTTCGCCGGCGCGGCTGTGAAGGTGACCACGCCGGTCAACCCGATCGCGTAGTCCGCCGGCGTCGCCTTGGTCACTCCGGCGACCTTGATCGTGGGTGTGCCGGTGGGCAGGTAGACCGGCTCGGTGAAGCCGCCGAAGCTGCGGACCAGCTGGAACGTGGTGAGGGAACCAGTCCCGGTGCCGAAGTTCTGGTCGATCACTGCGTTGTCGGTCGGATCGGTGAAGGCGAAGGTGTTGGCCGAGCCATACGCCGTGTTGAAGAAGCCAAGCATCTGATCGATCTCGGCATAGGCGCCGAACCGGCGCAGCACCTCGAACGGGATCTCGTAGGCGTAGCGCGGCGAGGACCATTGCGCGAAGCGCGGGGTCTGCCCACCGATCGATTGCTGCTGCAACGTCGACCAGATCGGGGAACGACGG